TGGGCCGGCAATACCGGCGTAGCAGTCAGCGAACGAATAAGTCGGTAGTTGTGCGGGCATCGGAGCTCCTTACGGGTTCAGCGTGATCGCGACGCTGGCGGTATGAATTGCACCGGCGAGCTTCGCGGCAATCAGGATCGGGCCAGCCATGCGCTTTGCGCGCTGAGCCTGCGGCTGCGTGGCGAGAGGCGGGGCGTAGATGTAGAAACCCTTCTCCATGAACTGGCCGGTTTGGAGAGAGCCAAAGCCTGCGCCTGTCCACGTGCCGGGTCCAAGGTATCCGTTCTGCGCGAACTGAACCGACACCGACTCCAGATCGGTGCAAAGCTGATGCATACCCGCGTCTGTCTGCGCAATCTTGCCCTGCACGAAGAGGTCAGAGTACAGAGCGTTCTTGCAGGCGATGGCATAGTTGTCGGCGCCCATGACCGCATCGATGAACACATCCGTCGATACCGTGGTGCCGGTGAGGAAGATCGCCTGCCCATTGTCGAGATCCACGAAGGCGTTGCAGTTCTTCGAGCTTAGGACCTCAACTTGAGCGTTCGATAGATTCTCGGGAATGAGCCCGGGCATCTGCTTCCACATCAGCGTGATCGTCGAATTCGGTTGCGTGTAATCGACGGTGAGGATTCGTGCCAGCGCGCTCACAATCGCAATCGAAGACGTGCTGGAATACGTGATCGCCGTGTGGATGTAGTCGAGTTGGGCGAGTTCGTATGCGAGATCGTTCGTGCTGCCTGCGCTCAGGACGCCCGCTTCTTGCGTGGTGATGCCGTAGAAATGGCGGCGAGTCGAGCCTGACTCGATGAAGCCTGCAACCGCCAGATGGTCGGCGTCTGCGGCGATCTGCGGAATCGCGAGAGCGTACCACTTGCCGCCGAACTGAGCGTCGAAAAGGGTCGCGGCCTGGAGCGCGGTTTCGGCGATAATGCCGTTCGCAACATACGCGCCATTGCCCGCCGTGTTCGTGCCTTCGATCAGCGCGGAGATGTCAGTTACGCCGCCACTCGGAGCGCTGAGGAAACTTACCGCAGAGGCGGCGCCAGTCGTGCCGCTCGTGATCTCGAACCGCTCGTAAACCGAATTCCAGATGCAAGTTGCGCCCCCGGGGAGCTGGGCCTGAATCTGCGCAGCGACGCCGTTGAGGTTCGTCTGTCCGGTGAAGTCCATCGTTCCCAGATGCTCCACTACGCCGTCGAGGGATACAGTGAAGCCGCCGTCCGCGATGCCAGTGAAGTTGGCGAGTGCCTGCTGCTGCGATGTGAGAGGACCGCAAAGCAACTTGCCGGCCGCTGCTGCCTGGCACCAACGTCCGATCAGAAGGGTCGCGGGGGGCGGAGTCTGCGCAAAGTAGAGTTGCGCGATCGCATACTCGATACCGTTGTCTCCGAAGTCTGCGGCTACGTCATCGACATTCGAGTAGGAGCGAATGCGTGTGACGGTGTCGATGATGGTGTTAGTCGTGAGGCAGAGAAGATTCGTGAGGTTCTGAGACTGCGCCGCGGTCGGAGTGATCGAGTAAACGACTGAAATCAGTTGGTCGATGCTCAGGGGCATTCCTAATCCTCCGTAACTACCTGGTCGTACTTGTATGGCGGCGTGTCGATGATCGTCACAATCTCAGCGGAGGCAATGTCCTCGACCGGATAGGTCAATGTTACTGCACGGCGCAAGCGCACCCGGAAGTCGACGCGCCGGATCCACCGATTGCTGTCCGGAAGCTGCTCATTCAGTGGTGTCGGTCGATCAATGCGCACGAGGCCAATCTGATTCAACTGCAAAGCCTCTCGATTCTGCCCTATGCGCGAATTGTTCCAAATGGCCGCGTAAATTGCATCGCACCGTGGACCATAAGCCGAGCAGTCGATATCGAAGACCTCGTTCTGATAGAGCAGGTCGTATGCCGATGGCGCGGGTTGGGTGCTTGCGGTGATGATGAGCTGTCCATCTGTAATCGTCACGAGGAAGGCGGCTTGCGTGACTGTATCCGACAGGAGGATCGATTCCGCGCCGCCGATGCCGCCTGCCTGGACCTGAACAATGCCGTTGTAAACCGCGACAGTGAAGGGCGCGCCGCCGTGCATATCGAGCAACACGAAAGAACTGAGTGCGCGGGAATTGCTGGCCGGAACGAGTTTGAGTTGTCCGGATACGATCGCGAGGGAGTACAGGATGCCGGTCAGCGAATCCTCGAGAGCGACGCCAGAGGGTATCTGCGCGCCGACGTGCATGATGAATGGATCGAAATCAGGATCGCGCGGGCCCATGCCGATTGCCAGCCAACTTTCCTCAGCGTCCGCCTGCGGCGGCGGGTCCTTTTGGAATTCGACGATGACGCCGCGATCCTTGTCGAGTCCGGTCAGTCCGACAAACCACGACTGCAGCAGGTCCATGAGCGAGTCGTCGTTGAGTTCGACACTCGCCGGCCGCAGATAGCCGCCAGTCGCGGACGTGTTTTTGTCGGGTGCAAAGGTACTCTTCATAGGGCGCCGGTCTTCGATGGCTGTACGAGTTCATTGCTGCACGTGGCCTCGACCCATCCGGGACCGAAACGAGCATAGTCATTGACGTCTACGACCAACAGTTCCATGTCGGCGTAGAGGACAATGTCCGGCAAGATCCCCGCGGCTTGCTTGCGCAGACGAAACCGGGTGATGACAAGCCAGTTCGATACGCTGCGCGCCGAGCTCTTTGTTCGAGTATTCCGGTTGTACCCGACTGGTCCGATGATGCCGCTCTGCGCTTCAATGAGCTCGTCGACGTGCTTCGTTCTGCCGGCTTCCATCTGGACCACCTGCCTGCGAACATTGAACAGGTCAAAGAGGTTCGGATCTCCGATAACGTCCGTTGATGGATCAAGCAGCGGCATTTACTTTCCTTTCGAACGGAGGACGAACGTGATCGAGTTCCGCGCCTGGCCCGTATCTTGAAACCGCTTCGTCCCGGTCCGGCCGCGCCGCTGTCTCGCGCGGATTGTGGCGGGCTTGAGCGGAGGATAGCTGCCACTGTCGATGCGATTCCGGATTCCGGAAACCGCGATCAGGCCGACTTGAGTAAGGGTGCGTTCTACTGCTGCCTTGTCGCCGCCGATAGCTTGATTCGCACCCAGAGCAAGCCCCTTCTCCAGCCGGTCTCCGGTGTCCTCAATCCCGCCCTCCATGAAGTTCATCGCGGGGATGCCGCGCGCCGGGCTTCCCTTGTCATTGAGGTAGGTGAGCAAAGCATTCGTCGCGGCGCCGTCGCTTCGGTCGGTCTTTTCTTCGGGCACGCCGACAAGGACATTTCTGTCCTCGAGCGCTTTGATTGCCGCGATCATTTCCGGGACCGTGTTGACGGGGAGATGGATATGCACGAACGGGCCATTCATAGAACACCGGCCGCGCCGCTGTAATATCCCCAACCTGGCCCGCAGACTATTCCGATGCCCGTACCCACAACGACACCCGCAAGGAAAGGCGTGCCGACCTGCACCGGGCCGGCTCCGAACATCTTGATCCAGTTGATGAATCGGGTTCCGTAGACGGTGAGGTTCCAATGTCCGGCATCGGCTTCGCTGGCTCCGGTTGTGTCGTAGCTCACATTGACCGCGCCACCTGCTGCGGACGCGATGATGCCGCGCGAGATCCCCGGGACGCCGCCGCCCTGCGCAGCCTTGAAGTTGTAAGCTTCGAGCGCCACGTTGTGCGCGATGAAGAGTTCGAGCATGAGATCGACCATCTCCAGGTCGCCGCCGAACCGATCCTCATTGATCATGCGCGAGGCGAGCTTCGACCAGAAGACTATCTGCCCGTCCGGGAATGTCGCCGCGTTCGCGAACTCGGGGAAGTCAGCGCGGAATTTGGAGGGCGAGATGGATTCTGTCGTCGGCATCTTGGCTCCATCGTAGCAAGAGCCCCACACCTTGCCCGATGTGAGGCTCTTGTCCGCAGCGATTGCTCACGGCGAACTTAGGTCGTCTTGGCGGAGGCGGCTTTCGCCTTCTCCTGAGCCTCAAGCTTCTGGACCAGCGCGCGCGCCTGATCGAGGTTGAGTTCGTTCCCGCCTGCCTGCGTGCCAGCGCCGGGCGCCGCCGTCGAGCCGAGAGGCGTTTCGGAAACCTTGTTGGCCTTGAGGTAGTAGTGCCCAATGAGCGAGTTGGGCACTGGATTCGCGCCCGGGGGAAAGTCGATGGTGTGACCGTGCTTCACTGTCAAGACCACGCGGTGGGGGAAGTACATCGTGCGAGAGCCATCGCCGCTCGTCTCTGCCTCCGTAGCGGCCTGCTGTGGCGTCTGCTGGCGCGGGGTGACCTGTCGCATCGTCGTGCCAGGCACAGCGCCCGTTGCGGTCGCTGTCGTCGCGACAGGGGCGCCGCTGGAGTCCACTGCCTTCGTCTGGTCCGGCTTTGCCGGGTCCGGCGTAAGGGGCTGCTTGCCGGGATCAATCACAACAGCAAGCTTCTTCGGCTCAGGCCGCGAGCCCGCGCTGAACGGAGCGTTCGGCGAGACATCCTCGGGCGAACCCTTGACCACCGGAAAGCCTTCCTTGTCGCGGCCAACGGTCGTCCAGTCGTCCGCCGTGGCATGGAAGCCGCCGCTCGTCTCCTGCAAGAATTTCTCGAAGGACTTTACCGCTGCATCGTTCGCCGTACCGCCGCCGCTACCTGCTGAATCCGGGGTCCACATTTCGCTGTCTCCTTGAGGGAAGGGCGGGAGCCGTTATGGCCCGCCGCCCTTTTGGTCTGCGTCGATAGTACCGGAGCGGCGGGTTAGAGGCCGTCCCAATACGAGATCGTGTTCGGGTAAGGAATTTCGATGCCCGCCATCTTCATGTAGAAGTAGAACTTCTGATACAGGCCATCGAACTGGATCGGCGTGCGAAGCGGCTGGCCGCTCTGCGTGATCGGGAAGCGAAGATACTTGTAGTTCTTCGTGTAGACCACGGCGCGATCGACAGTCCCTGCCTGGCCGATGGTGCCGCCCGCGCCCGCGCCAACTCCCCACTTCGAAGAGTTGATGATCAGGCGCTGCTCGCCATCTGCCTTGCCGGTGCTGCCAGCGGTGATGAGGTTGTTTTCCTCTATGTACCGCTTGATCGAGATGAGGCCCGACGCCGTCGCCACCTTCGCGGTCGCGATGTAACCGAACTGCACCGGGGGAAGCAGGATGCGATTCGGCTTCACCTTGTAGCCGGTCGCCGCCCACGCCGTGGTGAGCATGGTGTTGAAGTCAAGCAGGATCTCGTCCGGGGTCTTTTCGAGCCACTGCGAGAATCCGCCAGTGCCGACCGGGAGGTTCGTGACCTGGGTGACGCGCGATGAGTTGTACAGGCCACCGATGCCGAGCGCGAGGTCGCCGATGTAGGCCATCTCGTCGATGTCCATCTTGCGCTTCTGCTCCATCGTCTCGATCTTCTGCTCATCGATGGGGCGGCCGACCTTCGCCGCAGACGCGAGCTCGAAGGCGTTGTACTTCACTTCGAGGGCCCACGGATGCAGGGCGTTGATGGTCTTCGAGATGTCAACCGCGACGCCGGCAATCTGCGTGGCGTCCTTGCCGATCCACGCCTTGCCGTAACCGAGACCCTGACCGGTGCCGAGGCCACCATTCGACGCGATGGCCGAATTGGTGAAGGACGAGTAATCGTCCGCCACGGTTACATCCGTGCGCAGGTCAACATCGCGGTCGTACTCGATGTCGATCATGGGCAGGTTGAGCGTCTGGTCCAAACGCTCGAGCTCGCCGTTCAGGAACGCGCCCGTCGAGTCAACGGTGCTCTTGCCGTCACGCGTCGGGAAGTGCCCGCCGAGAGGGAGGCCCGGGTGATTCGCACCCGCGTTCATATGCTGAATCTGGTCGAAAGTGATCATGGTGCCCTACCCTCCGAAACTGCCTGAGAACTTTTGGAACGTTGCCGGAGACTTCATTCGACCGCTCCGGCCCGGTCCTCTGTGGGTTATCCCTAGATGTTGAACATCAGCTCGCCGATACCCGAGCCGTCAATGCCGCCGTTGAAGTCAGCGAGGGTGAGCGGCAAGGTGATCGTGTTGCCGCCGTTCGCCGCGGTCTCGAATCCGCCCTGCACGTGGGGCGCGGCGCTTGCGGCGACCCAGATGTACACCTGGCCATCCTTCGCTGGAGTGCCATTGATCGGCACCATGATGTATCCGGAGCGGAGGATCGACACGGTCGGGCCGGGAACAGCAGCGGCCCCGATGCTCTGCGCCATGCCACCGGTCGTCTGCTGCTCGGGAAACACGCGGACGACGATGCCGTAGATGCGGGTGAGGGCGTTGTCACCGGCGACAAGCGGGCGGACGCCATTGTTCGCGGGATTGACGACGACGGGCATGCCCGGAAGCAGCGCGTAGGCGCCGGTCGGATCGACCATGCAAGGATCGATGACGGCGCGGGGCAGGCGGGCGACATCGCCGGGGAAACCAGCCGGCATACGATAAGTGATCGCGTAGGGGCTGGCCGCATCGCGGACCTTGCGCCGACCGAGGCTGCGCGGATACTGCCGGGTGGTGTCGAAACGCTTATCCATGTTGCTGCTCCTTCCGAAACTTCCGAACTTCGTGTACTGCAATGACTTACATCTTTCCGGATTCCGGAAAGTGCTACTGATTCCAGAAATCCCGGGCGCGCTTGTTGACATCCACCGCAGCCACCGAACTGGTCTGCTGCTGCTGTCTGGAGGATGCGCTGTCCTGCGCGGCGCGCGCGGTCTTCATGGCCGTGCCTGTGGCGAAGAAGAGGGAGCGAACGTCCTTGCAGTTCAGGCCTGCGAGAGATGCGCTGTCCAGAGTCCGGCCGCCGCGAATGCCCATGATGACCGTCTGGCCATCGGTGGTGGAGGCCGCAACACTGAGCGCCTTGCGGCGGAGCCCGCACATTGCGTCGAGCGTCGTGCGGCCCTCGCGCTTCGCATCGAAGGTCTGCACGTGCAGGCCAGGCGCGATGATCTCGGCGACCGACAGTGTCTCGCGATACGAGTCGCTGAGGAAAGCAGAGTCCTTCGCTTTGCGCGCGTCCTTGCCCTTGCCCTCGTTGGCCTCTTCTTCCATCGAGTCCTCGGTTGCTTTGCGCTCTTCCTCGGCCTCTTCCTCGCCGTCCTCGAGAGCATCGAGCCGCGAGTCGTGATCCTTGAACTTTGCGTCGTGCGCTTTGTGCTTCGCATCGCACGCCTTCATCGCGGCGTCGAAAGATTCGCGGGTGAGGTACTTGTCGGAGTCGGTGGCCTTGCCCTCTTCCTTGCCCTCTTCGCGCTCGGAGTCCATAGCTTCGGCGATGGCATCCTCGGCCTTCTCCGCTTCCTTCTCGCGTTCCTTCTCGTCCTTCGTGTTGCGGACCAAAGCGAGTGCATCGCGAACTGTCTGGAAACGGGCGCCGGTGAGCTTCTTCATCTGCCTTCCTCCTGAGCAACCGCAGTCGCGAGTTGCCGAAACCTTTTTGGGTGCCGCATCGCGAATTCTACATTCGTGACCGCATCGACCCGCTTCTACCAGGGCTACATGGTTGACGACGATGTTTACCTGTCGTCCTTTGCCGGGTGCATCTTCGATGTACTCGGCCTCGTACCCCAGAGACAATTCCACCTTACCACCCTGTACAAGCCCTATCGCCTTTTGGTCGCAAACCAGCAGGTCCACAAGCAGCAGATGGTCTTCCGAACCCTCGCCACGATGGGGCGAAATCATTACGCCATCGGTGAGTTCTTTCCAGTTGTCAGGGTTCACATCGGACTTGCTGTCGTCTTCCGAATACGGATGCTCGTTGACGAACGACTTGCCGTTCATCGATGCGAGGACGGCTGGCGCAAACACTTCTTCGGGCGTGCGGGTGATGACGATGCGCCCGTCCGGGCCGGGATCAAGCGGGGCCTCGCCTGGGCCGTAGACCTGCTCTCCAGTGCGCGCAACCGGGACGTCGCGGCAAAGCAGATAGCCTTCTGGAGTGAGTTCGCGTCGAGGGCCGATCTTTTCGACTGTGAGGAAAGCGAGGCGCATGACCTACTTTCGAGGTTACATGGCGAGTCAACTACCAACAGCAAACCCCGCCGAAGCGGGGCTTATTGTCTCCTGTCCTACCTCAGAGGGAGGTCGCGGCGCCTATCTCGCGCGGTGGCGTTTGATGGGAGGCGGACGAACTAGAGTGTTCCCTTGGCGTCGCTGTATGTGAGCTGCAGGGCGATGCTTGTGCCAGTGAAGGTCCCCGAGGTTGTCAGGAGTTTCACGTATCGCAGACCTGACAGGTTGACGCGATAGAGCGCGCTGGCTGTACTGGTCGTGGATGTGGCGACTGTGCATGAGGCTACCGTGCAGGAATTGTATGCCGAGACGTTGAGAGCAAAATAGTTCGTTCCGTCGACCGAGCCTTGAATTTGCCATGTCGCGGTAGTAAGTGAGGTTCCGACGAGGCTGATTGTGCCGCTATTGGCGCCAAGCAAAGTAATCGCCGTGCCGGTCTGCGATGCCGCGGTGAATGTCTGCGCCGGCACCGTAGTAACTCCGGTGAAGGTGTACGTCTTCGTCTGCGGCGTGTATTGCCCGAGAGCCGCAACGGGCGCCAGCAGGACGCCGAGCATCAGAAGACAGGCGAATCCCCCGGCCAACTCGCGAAGGCGGCGGGCGCGGCGATCGCGCGGAGACGAAACTGGCCGCGCAAGGAAAGTCGAGAGGCGTGCGAGACAGACCGCGAGAGCGAGGACGACAGCAACGGCGATGGCGATGTGCATGGAGGTCTCCTGAGATGAGGTTACCGCGTCCGTCAAGTCTAGTCTAGTTCTTCTGGCAGGGAACCAACTTCACAAACGGAGGCACGATATTCGCCGGCGATCCGCTAAACGACGGCTGCGAGACGGAGCCCGCGGGCGTGTACTGATTCATTGCGAGGGATGGTTGAGACACAGATCCGGTCGGCGTATATGCGTTCATGCTCAGAGATGGCGTCCCGACTGCACCCGCTGGAGTGTACGAATTCATCGACAACACTGACTGGCTCACTGTGCCCGCTGGAGTCAGCGTGTGCGAATGCGTCGCCATCGCGGAGCCGCTGAACGTCTCGGCGGGCACCGTGACGTTTTGAGAAGCTGTCGATTCTGTGATGCTTCCGATCACCGTCGCCGGCGCCGTTCCGGAGGCACTGGTCGACATCTTTGTGCCGCTGGTTGCGATCGTTACCGTGCTGTTGGTTCCGGTCGGCGTGCCTGCGCTGGTCGCCGAAGTCGTGCCTGGCGATCCGGTAAATGTAGGTTGCGAGACGGAACCGGTCGGAGTTGATGGCGTGCCGGTAAATGAGGGCTGCGAGACGGAGCCCGTCAGTGTGCTTTGCGTGCCAGCGAAGGCCGGTTGCGTCACTGATCCGGTCAACGTCGATGCGGAGCCGCTGAAAGATGGCTGCGTGACGGAGCCGGTTGGCGTGTATGAGTTCGATCCGCCTGTCGTCAGTGCGTCGCCTGCGATGCTCGTCGTCGCAATGATGTTCAGGCCCGAGTAAGATGTCTGCTCGGTCCAGCCAGCGGGACACGCGCCGGGCGCGAAGAGGATCATGCCGGATGGAACGGATGACCCCGCGCTGCCGCCGCCGCTGGTGAATACCTGGGCATGCCCTACGCTTGCGATCAGCAGCAGAATGTGAATCCGGACTTTCATGTTTCTCCGGTAAACGTGTTTGCTCAGTAAACGGTGTAGATCACCATGACGACAGCGCCGGTCGGCGCGCCACCCAAGCTCAAGCAGAGAGCTTTCTGTGGAGGGAGTCGAATCGCGCTGGTGTCACCGTAGACTTGGCCCCAACTCTGATAGGTTGACGCCTGGCCAAGAAAGGCGGGGGTGACGAGGGCGTTGCCGGCCGCGCACGCGGCGCCCGTTCCGGACGTCAAGCCGAAGGTCACTGCGGACGATGTCTGCGCAATCTGGATTGTGACCGCGCATACGCGAATCGATCCCGAGGCCGGCGCCGCTACGAGCTGAGTCGATGCGGTGAGAGATGCGCTGGCATAGACTTTATTTCCGCCGCATGATCCGATCTGAGCGTGGGAGGCCGGGCAAAGCAAAACGAGACTGGCGACGGCTGCAAGCCAAAGGGTCTTCATGCGGTCATTCTACTGGCCGAACCAAATTTCCGGATTCCGGAAATCTATTTGCCAGCGGACTTCTGATCGCAAGCAGCACCGAGGCCCGATAGTGAGCCTCCGGGTCACGCCTATCGACCATGCCGCGCATAAAGAGAGAATGCCTGGCTTTGGCGCGAGTTGCATTCGTGGATCTGCGGGTGAGCCATGCCGGAAACTCGCCGCGGTCGTGCGCGGCTCGCGTCGCAAGTGCACGTTCGCGAATCATCGCGTAGTCTCCGCGCGCAGTTTGAGATTGCGTAGCATGGAAACCCTCTTCATATCTCTCGCGGTTGGAAGCGCGAGAGGTTTGGGCAAGCCCAAGATAAGGCAGTTACCATCATGCCCTTTGGAGAGGACGCACCGCTCGTACATCTCGTTGGGACCGTCTTTGTGAGGGCAACGGTCGTAGTTATGCGGATGCTCGTGAGCCGGATAGCTCATGCTCGACCAAGGCAGGAGTTTATCGAATCCATCCAGTCGGCCTCGCTCATGGAATGAGCGATGCGATGCGCGACCGCTTCATGCATATAAGTGAACCAGTCCACCTCAATCTCGCCGCTGTTCGGTGCTGCATCTGGGCGGTTGATGCGGTATCCGTCAGAGGTTGCGACCGCATACCACTTATCCTCCGGTTCCTGCTTTTCACTGGTCAGGAATGAAGAGGGAAGATGCTGAAATTCTTCGGCTAACGGATTGCCCCATCGGAGAATGTCGAGTCGCTTCGCATCGACAAGGCCATCGGGCAGGGTCTCCCACATCTCAGGATCGAGGGCCAGGTTATGCCATCCCATATTGAGATCGTGGTCGGATTCGTCGGCGAGCGTTGTCGCGCGCACGAACACACCCCGCACTTCGAGGATCGCCCGCGCATATGCAAAGCGGAATCGTTGAATCGGACAACGCTTGTAGCCCGCGAGCGGATGCGGTTCTGCCGCGCGAATGGCGAGAGGCGCCGCGAGAAGTGCGGCCGATGATCCAGCGAGAGCGAGGAAGTTGCGGCGCGATGTCAACATGGCCGCAATGATAACACTTATGAGGGCGGGACGATGCTATTGAGCGCCAGCAGGAAGGCGACGGAGTAGACCTGCAGCGTGCCGTCAACCGATTCCGGCAATGGCGCGGCGAGCGTGATTGTCAGGACCGATCCGACAAGATCAAACGTCGCACCTGCGACCTGGGTCGTGTCGGGCTTCGTGATCGTCGGCGTCTGAATGGATCCCGGCTGCACGCCGCGGAAGTCAATGTTCGTCGGCGAGAGCGAGAGGTCCATGACGAGCGCGGTGCTCGTGCCGTCCGAAGTGAAGGGGAAGGTAACCTGCTTGCCCGGCGTAATCATGAGTCCATCGTATCGCGGAGTGCAAGCGGGTTGCGCCGCGCAGAAAAAACGGGCGACATCTCTGCCGCCCAATCTGCCTTGGTTCTCTCGTAAGGAGAGGGTTACAGCGTAGCACCACATTGTTTTGCTGGCATCAACAAAAATCCCGAGCATCGCCGATCATGTCGGGTGAGCTCGGGAACCGAGGGCCTGATGGTATTGTCCGGGCGGGACAACGCGAGAAGTGTATCAGAAGTCTTTGATTACCGGCTCCGGCCAGCATCGGCAATTGTAGATTTGCCCGGCGTGCGCGCGCTCCCCGCGCTGGCCGCTGATCGGCGGATTATCCCATCGAATGAACTTACCCTCAAGCTTGCGGTGCGATCCGATGAAGCGCGCGCGCTGCGATGCGGGAAGGTTGAGAGCCGGCCGCACGTCGCTGTCGCCTACCGTGCGCCAGATGTAACCTTCGCTTCCAACGTGAGTGGCGCGCGCCTGGGTGAGAAGCGATGCGGTGCGTGCGACTTCGGTGCGGGCGATCAGACGAGCGCGGCTTTGTGTGACGTCGCCGGTCTGCATGATCTCTTCCTCGATCTCGCTTGCGCGCCGGCCTTCGAACATGAGCTCCCGAGTCAGGCGGTGCACTCGCGCCGCGGCGTCATAGGGAAGTGAAGTGATGAGCGTGATCTGATCGTCTTGCAGGTCCTGAAAGAGTTTGCCGGTCGGCGCATGCTCGATCTCGCGATGCAGTTGCGTGCCTAACGCTTTCGAGAGTTGCTTCCATGCGGTGAGGTCGCGGCGCGAGACCTGGGCCTGCATCCTCCGGACCACGGCCTCTGCCCAAGGCCGGATTGCCTCCGCGTAATTCGAGAGTGATCGGCGAAGGGCATCAGGATCGGCAACTTTGCCGGCTCCGGAGAAAGCGCGCACAAGGCGCCCTACTTCCTTGCCGACGCCGACAAGGTGATGCGCGAACTCACGCTCAGAGATGCGCGCCTTGAGAAATCGTTCGCGGGCGACACGCCGGGCCAGCGCAGCCTCTTGTCGTTTGTTCATTCGTCGTCGTCGTCGTTATGGCCGGGATAGTAGCCGCCATAGGCTGAATCGAGGACGCGTTGCGCCCGCTCCGCGTCTCTGGCTGCGGTGAGAGGGTAACCAATCTTGAACTTCCGGGCCGCATCGCTGAATAGAACGGATGCATGATCGGCCGCAAAAGTCTCGAGGTCGGAGTCGGAGATCTTCTCCATCATCTCGTCGATGCCGGCGAAGCGGCCTGAGTTCTTGCCCGCATAAAGGACCTGCTTCGCTTTGTCAGGCCCGTATTCCTTTTCGAGTGCGGCGAGGATTGTGCGGCCTTTGGCAGTGAGCGGCATGGCTATCTCCTCTTCTGGATTCTCTCACTGCTCACAAGTTGGCTTTGCCCACAAAGTGATAGCTGCGATACGGAGGAAGATCCTCGCTGATGGACGGAGGCATCGCCACGCAGGGCGGACAGATCGAACTCCGCTTCTCAGATGGAGTGGTAAAGAGCCGGCCGCAAAAACTGCATGTCACTATCTGAACGCGAATGCCCTCAGCTATCGCCGCCGCCATCTTTGCGTCCTCCGGCTGACTTGTCGGGATTGCCTGGCTCCTCACCTTCGCGGACCTCCTGCCCCTCGACTTTCTCGGAGACCGGGACGGCGGGCTGCGCATTCTCAACCTCGTCGATCTCTTCCGGGGTGATGGTCTTCCACCGGTTGGTGTGCTTGGAGTTGTCTACGAGTTCGCGCATTCCCGTTGCGGGAAGGATAAGCCCGCCGTCCACCGCCGAAGTCACGCGATCAGTATCGGCTTTGGAGATTTCGGCCTTTTCCTTCTCAGTCAGTTGCCACAGCGGATTGAACTCTACGCCGAAACCATCGGGAGGTTCAACGCCCACGGAGCGCGCGGTCATCTCGTAAGTCTCGTGAACACCGAGATGCAGGTCGCTCTCTTGCTGGTTCGACACGCCATCGTAGTAGTTGCGCGTGTCCGCTTCGCCTGTTGAGTTCAGACCGGCCGGCGACTGGCCGAAGAGAATGACGAGCGGGATGCGCAGCGCGCCGCTGACTTGCTGGCCGATGTGAATGAGGATGTCGGCCATTCCGGTCATTGCTGTCGACGTGTGCTGCTCAAACTTGTCGCCGGCATCCATGATGGTCATGCCTTCGATGCCTTGGAAGCGGCGCATCATGTCGATCTGGCGCACGAGACCCTGAAACGCAGTGCCGCCCGAAGCGCACATCGTGCGGAAATTCTCGATGGCGTAGGTTCGAACGTGGGACTTATATGCGAGTTGAGCCGCGCCAGTCGTGGCCGAATCGAACATCACCATGCGGTCGTAGATCCGCTCGATGACGGATTCACCCCACATGAGTTCCTGCACGCGCTGTGCGTAGGGAAGCTTGATGCCCACGAGACGAATCACGCGCGAGTAATGAATGCGCTTGCCGCGCAGTCCCGGGGCGAACTGCATCACGTCGTAATACTTCGGATAACCCATGTGAGGGCCCGGCTCGGTGACGAGGTCGTTGAGCGAAGGATTGACGAGCCAGCGGTCGAGAGGCAGGATGCCTTTGTATTGGTTTTTGCCGATGGTCTTCACGTTCAGCGGGGTCGAATAGTCCTGCCCATCGATCATGTGCACGCCGATGGCGCCGCCATAGAGCCTGGACCATTTGACCGTCTCGTTGATCTCAGGCCAGATGTTGAGGATTTTGATTCTGTCCTCGATTTTCTTGAGGTCGGTGGGATCGAGAGGGCCCATGATGCTCACGCCCTCGCGGGTCATGTCGTCCGCGATGCAATCGACTGCATTGCCGCCGATCCAACTTCCCCGGTAAATCCATTCGAGCAACGTGCGAATGCGGGTGATCGGATTGAATCCATAGGTCGACCCGCTCAACAGGTTGTCGGTGCCGATGCCGAGCTTCGCCATCAGGTTCTGATAGCTGTCAGCGGCTTTGGCCGAGACCGCCTCACCCGCCGCCATCTTCTTCGCTGTTGCCGCCGCCGCGCGAAGGGCCGCTTCGTCTCTGGTCACCGAACGTCGATAGGGGTTTGCGCTCGTTCTTCCCACTTTTTGCACCGCCGCGCCGATGATAGCATTCCGTCCATGAGCCATCAGTTGTTGTCCGACATTCTTGCATCTCTACAAGCGAATCTGCATATTCTGCGAGGAATTGCCGAGAGGCAGGAGTCGATCAACCGAAGGCTCGATTCAATCGAGAGGACACTAAACACCATGACAACCAAGGAAGAATTCGATGCCGCTCTGCAAAAGCTTCTGCAGGCTGAGGCCGCACGCGATGCGGCTGTGCTTCAATCACTGACCGACCTCCAGGCGAAGATCGCCGCAGGCCAGCAAGTCGACCTGTCCGCAGAATTGGCCAGCATCATCACGCTGCAGAACAATGCTGCCGCGATCACTCAGGCCGCGACTGCGGATGATCCGGGCCCGACCGACGTGACCGGTCCTCCGTCCTCGACCACGCCGACGACGACCAAGCTGCAGGGGCCGACGACCGCCACTGCTGGTCAGGATCAGTCGCTCAGTGTGAACGTGGCCTCGACCGAGGGGAGCCCGATGCCGACCGGTTCGGTCACCCTGAAAGACGCGAACGGCAACGTCGTGAACACGGCGGCGCTGGACTCGAACGGCAATGGGACGCTGGTCGTTGCAGCCATCCCTGCCGGCTCCAACAGCTACACCGCAGAGTACGGCGGCGATGCTGCGAATGCTGCTTCGACCTCCGATCCTCTGGCGATCGTCGCATCGTAATCTTCCGGATTCGGAAACAGTGGGGCCCGGCGATAAGCCGGGCTTTTCTGTGCCTACATGCTGCCGAGCTTTTCCCAAACAGCGAGAGAGCCTGAGCGCAAGATCGATCCGTCGAGGCCGTAGCGGACGGCGTCCCAACCGTGATTGTGCAGGTCCACAGGGACCGGGAGGATGGTCCCCGAGTTCTTGTCGACCTTCCACTTGTACCAGTCTTTCTCGAAGATCATGTTCTTGCATCGCGGGTGAATGTGAATCTTGTTGAACCGGCGCAGATGCTGAATTCCATCCTCGACGGAGCCGGGCCATTTCTCGGCGCCGCTCACGAAGTAGCCCTCGCCAACGAGATAGTTGATCATGGCCGGATAGCCGCAGTCGGCTTTGATGGGCCACTTGCGCGCGGAGCTGATGCGGGTTGGTTCTCCGGGGAGCGCGGGGATCTGCGCATCGAAGAATTGCGCGAGGTCTTTGATGTCCTTGCGGCCGACTGCCTCTGCGTCGATCCAGAGTTCTTCGTCCTTTGCCGTCTGCGTGCCAGTGAGCCAGAAGCGTACAAGCGCGTTCGGATCAAGACCTCCCATGCCGAAGTCGAGGCCGTGACGAATGACGATGCTGGTGTCCCACCTGGGCGGATCGAACTCATGCACCGTGCACTTATCGGCAAAGATCGCGGCGTGTGCGTAGCTGCGAAGCTTGCCTTCCCACACATGCGCCGCGGCTTCGGGATCCACGCGAAAGAGATGGTCTTTCTCCTTCCGGAGCTCGTCAGTCAGCCATGGATTGTCACGCCAACTCGATTCAATGAGGACTGTGCCGGGCGGGACATGGCCGGCGTCAGGATGGAATCGCTGATAGGTTGCGTCGGTTGCGAGGTTCGGGTTGTAGCTAATCCATATTTCGGAGCCCGACTTGCGGATCGTCGGGATGACAACTTCCCACGTCCTCTCGCTGATCGTCTCCGCTTCCTCGATCCACAGGATGTCTACGCCCTCGAAGGACTTGATGCGCGCGCGGTTGCGCAGGGAAGCCATATCGCCGAGGCCGACGAAGCGGAAGGACGTGCCGTTGGCTCCGTCGATTTGCCTCTTGCCGGCGCGATACCAGTGATCGAGGTCCATCAGGGCGATCTGGTCCTTGAGAAGCTTATGGACCGAGTCTTCGATACTGTTCATGAATTCGCGGCCGCAGAGGATGCGCAGTTTGTATTTCTGACCGAGAATGAGCAGCGCGCGCGCGAACTGCCACGACTTGACGCCTCCGCGCCCGCCGTATCCGATCTTGTATCGCGCCGGTGCAAAGAGAGGCGCGAACTTCTCATGTATCTGGATGTGATTGTCGATCGCATCGAGTCCAGCGGACCGGCCGCCGTACTCATTGAATGGATCGATCATTACCTCGTAGCCGCCATAGCTTCGGAAGCTGTCGAGGACCGAGCCCGTCGACCTGATATACGCTGGCGGGCTCGGTGGAATTGCAGGGATCATGGTCTTGCTCTATCCGTGGACTTTTGTGCGTTTCTTGTGCTCTTGCGTGTTGAATCCGTGGATGCGCTTCATCAGTTCGTCGAGCTCTTCCGGGGTCTGAGGATCGCCATTCTCTTTGAAGAATGCCTGGATGTGGGCGCCGAGCTGCTGGCATCCATCCGGAAGGTGCATGCGCCCCGGCACGACGACAGGCGTTACGCCGGGGAGTTGCGGCGCGGTGAGTTTGATGTGCCGATTGCCCAACTCCTCGACTTCCATGAGTATGACCATCGCCGGCGTCCTCTTGCGCAGCGCGGCGACTTCCTCGCGGAGCATGAGGGTTTCGCGATGCCATCCGGTGATGACGTGCGCTGCTTCGAATGATGCCTGGCCGCAGACGGAACACATGCGCGAATCGTCCGGGTGCGGAATGAAGAGATGCTTGGACTGATCGCGTTCGATCTCCCACGTCTTGAGGTAATTGCGATAGACCTCATGCCCCTCGGCGAGTGCCATGCGCTCTGCTTCGAGCATCGGCGAGTTTCCCATGATCTCTTTGCGCAGCGCGGTCAACTCCGCAGAGAGCCCGACATGCTTCGGCTCCGGAGGCCAGTGATGGACCGAGAAGCCGCGGCGCGCCTCATGCGGACCTGAATGACCTGCAGCGTGAGTACAGCGGAGGACATCGCAGGAGTGGAACATCGTTTCGCCGACGAACTGTGTCGACGGGCATCGGTCAAACTGTTGGTTGCGGAACATCGATGGTCTCGCTTTCGTTTGAAGTGTGGAACGCGGCCGGCTCGACGGCTTCACCCTCATAGATCACGGTCGCATCGGGGAAGTCGGCGAGGAATTTTTCCTTCGCTCCGGGAGGAATAAAGCCATCGCGCCCATCGGCGGTGCGGACGTGGATCATGTTCGGAGGCTTCGAGGGAGTGAAGTCGATGATAAAGATCGGCTGAATGTTTGCCTTGCCCTCAAGTTCCGATGTCGGGATGTCTCGCGCGATCGCTTCAATCTGCGCAGCGGCCCGGAACATGCCGACGAGCTCCGAAGGCTTGAGCTTCGCAATGTCTGCCTGCTGCATCAATTCGATGCGCTGCTGAACTCTGACCTGGATATTCTTCGAGATCGTCACGAACCGCTTGCGCATCTCGGCCTTGCCAAGAGCCAGGGCCTCGTTCGTCTCACGATTCTCGTAGTTGTCCCACGCGCGCGCCCGTTGCGGCCAGAGGTAGCGGCTCGACCAGCGGTAGATCAGCGACTCACTTTTCTGCAACTGGTTCGCGACGCGAACGCAACTCCGGGTCGATCCCATCTTGGTGAAGATGTCGAAAGCCTCGAAAGCTTCCTCGCCCTCATCAGACTGTCTTTCCCATGGTTTAGCTATGTCTGGATCGTCCATCGTCGTGAAGGCCATTGTCGCCGACGCATGGGTGGAGTGCAAGAGTGGAACTCTACCGTCGATCCATTGGTCCGAACAGCCAGCAATTCCATGACGTGTTGTACTGTTTCCATGCCGTGCGAGCTTCGGATTCATTATCAAAGATCATCTCGCGCCTATCCCGGTCATCGAAGCGCAGGATATACATCGGCTGCATGTCGCCGGGTATCGTCCACTGCGGGAGAGTGGGTTCCGGGAGGACGCCGGGCGGCACCCATGGGCCAGCGATGACGGTAAATAGAGCCTTGGGCCCGAAGATGTCCGCGCGCGAATAGGGCGTATATCCGCAGATGCAAGCCTCGTCGTCACCCTCCTCGATCAAGCAGACGGTTGGCTGGTCATCTCCCGCTTTTCTTTGGACGGTGTAGTATCCGGGCTGTACTTCTCCGTCTTTCTCCGGGAGGACGCGGATCATGCGCGGGTCGTCGAGTCTTTCGAGTAAGCCGCGTGCTTCGAGATAGTTGATGCTTTCATGGAGAGGACCTTCGCCCTCGGTGCCGATGTCGTATACGCCTTCCTCT